TGCTCTTTACGCGTCTGCTGCTCATCCCGGTAGCCTCGCATACGGTTCATGCCCGTTGCCAGATGCTCTAAGGGATTAGCTGCCGTCTGCACGCGACCACCTTCGCCGCGCATCCCCGGCGCAGCCGTATCCCTCAGCGCAATCGCCTGAGCAAGCTGCTCTTGCAGGGCAGCGTCTTCTTCAGCGCCCCCCGCCAGCCCCATAGAAGCTGCCAAGATATCCCCCGTGCCGTTGTACCCCGCGAAGTTACCCTCTTGCTGAGGTCCAACGGGAGCGGGAGCGGAAGCGGGAGCGGGAGCGGGAGCTACCCCCATGACATTTCGTGCCGGAGCAACCGGGGCATCGGGCTCCACGGTGAAAGCCGGAGCAGCCGGAGCAGCCGGAGCAGCCGGAGCAGCCGGAGCAGCCGGACGAGGGGGCGGGGCGAAAGTACGCTGCTCCCCGTGAGTAGCCCTATACCTAGCTAAATCGGCCAAGTGCTTCTTCTGTCGCTCGCTGCCCTTAGACGCGAACCCACGAATAGCTTCCCATAGAGCAGGGCCAAGCGGTTCAGTAAGATACTCGTTGCCCATTACCAGTGTCTCCGTCTATTTCGAAGGTGTGCAGCCATACCGTGAAGCATTCCGGGGTTACTCTGTACGCGGCCCATAAAGCGCCCTAGCATCCCCTGAGGACGTGCCGAGGGGGTAGGAGGCCCACCGGGCGGAGGTCCGGGAGGTCCACCGGGCGGAGGGCCAGGAGGTCCACCGGGGGGAGGGGGAATTACGCCGCCCACACCGTAGTTCGGCGCAACTACTCGCTGCCCTTGATCTATGAGATTGCGAAACAGGCCCATCTACATTCCTCCCATCATAAATGCCGTGCCCGCGCCCTGTATTCCACTCATCAGCCCTTGCTTCGCCTGCTGATCCGCATTGTACCTATCCAGCATCCCCTGCCCAGTCATTTGAGCCGCTGCCAGAGCTTGGATGGGCTGCGAAGCCTGCGCTCCCTGGAAGTTAGGCATGTTCGGCATATTGACTTGCTGTCCGCTGAGTGCAGCGTTAATCTCATTGAGGCTGGCCCCGCGTTTCTGAAGAGCTTCCGCAATATCTTGCTGACGAAGGGTATTCTGATAGCTCGAAGCCTGCTGCCCCTGAGCCTGCATCTGCCCGCCAGCATTAACCTGATTGATCATCTCGGCGCCGCCGCCAGTGACGGCTCCATACTGAGCTTGCTGGTATGCGTCGTTGCGATCGCGGCCGAAGTTGGCTTGCGCGATGTTGTACGCTTCATCCCCTTCCTGCAAGCCCTGATTGGCTAGGCGAACGCGCATCTGATTCTCGCGCTGGCCCCACTGGGGATCCAAGCGAGAGGTGGCCTTGCCGTACAGAGCGTCTTCTTGCCGCTGCCGGAAGGCGTTGACGTCCCCATAATCCTGAGCTGCGACGGCTTGACCGCTGGGGCGAAACTGGCTCCAGTCCATCGGAGCGCCCATCTCATTCTGTAGACGGCCCGTGAGCCCTTCCGCAAGACGAGACCGCGCTTGGGTAGTTCGCTGCTGGGCCTCAGCCGCCGCTTGAAGCTCTGGGGTCAACGTAGTAGTCTGGTTCCATCTATTCAACCATTGCTGCGTAGAAGGATCCCATACTTGCTGATTATCCCAGGTTTGAGAGCCGAAGGGAGTGTACTGGTTCGGTCGATTGGCCCACGTCTGCTGTTCCGTGCCGTGGCGACTTGACTTCGCCTGCTCTTGAGCCGCGCCCGCGTAATCTGGAACATCCGGAGTATCCGGCCCCGAAATAAGGTCGCTCGCGAGATCTACTATGCCGCCCATTTAACCTTCTCCTCAAGCCACCACTCTTTCGTGTACTGCATATGGATCAAATCTACACCTTTCCGGTATGCGTCGTCTATACTGTATAGTTCGCGCCAACCCAAGCGGCGAACTATATTTAGGGACTTGGGCATATCAGAGCGAATAACCCCAAGCATCATATCGCGACCAGCCGTGTCAAAGACGTAAGTGTACCACTCATCTATGAACCCTCGGCGAATCACCATAGGGTTGATAATTGCAATGTGAGCAATGCAGGATGCTGGTGTCCACCGTTCCCCTACCAGAGCGCCCACAATTTCATTTTTTCGATCCAGCGCAATAATTCCTTTCGCGTCTGGAAACCTCAAAATTCCTACGGTCTGTTCTACCCAATCCCAATGTTCAGAAGCCAAAGCTACGAACTTCACAACAAACCCCCAGAATCTAGCATAATCGTAAATCCGAGTAGCGTGGTAGCGTACACTGAACGCCCCTCTAAAGCAATAGCCGTAAACCGTCCCATACCATCAGCGCCCCTGACTTCAGCTTCTGGGGCGTAGCTGGAAGCCCCCCACAGAGCCGTTCCCCAAGTCGCTACGGTCCAAGCCGCGCCCCCGGCAGTCGTCACGGCCCCGCTGTCGTACACGGTCATGCCGCCACTTTCTAGATCAAAATCGTACCTAGCTTCCGTAGAATAGTCGGGCTGCCCAACGGATAGAAACTGGGGGCGAATGAAGTGTACACGCCGGAAGCCTCCCCCGGCTTCATCCCCACGAAAAGCCGTAAGCACGAAGAAGTGAATGGGGGTGCCGTTATCCGGGGGGTTTGAAAGCAACACGTTATCCAGGTAGCCTTCGTAAGTGAAGACTTGGTCAGTGCCCCCTAAATAGACCGTGCCATCGTAGTTCGCAGCGCACACCATCGGCAGGTCGGTGAACACACTCCATGCTCGGGTGGCTAGGTTCATTACGAATTGCGTAGAAACCCCCGTGCCGCCAGCGGCGTCTGGAATCGCCAGCAGCAAAATTCCCTCTTGGGGAATATTCATTAGGAACCAGCCCCGATTCGTTCCCCGAGTAGATATAAACGCCCTGACTAGGGCTGTAATCTTACCCGTCACGTAGGCTGGAGTAACGCCTGGATCCACACCCTTTAGAAGCTGCGCGAGGGAGATCACCCCCAAACCGCAGAGAATGTACAAATCCCCGCCTGACTGAGTCGTACCCTTTCGCCCAGCAGGAATGTCACCGATATTCCAACTCCCAACGATGTTGAAATTATCCGGATCAGCGGGGTCAGTTCCTTGGTAGACTAAGACGTCCCCAGCGGACGAAAGAGCTACGAGGTAATCTTCCGGACCAGTGCCGCCGTCATGGGTGAAACTGTGCAGGGACTTAAGGTAGCCGCCACGGGGAAACTTGCTTCCAAAATAGAAAGCAGTCGCTACGCCCGTAATGGCATCAACGTCCAGGTAGTAACCGCGACTATTCGTACTGTCTACGAACCACACCCGGCGCTTCCATACGGAAACGTGACGAAGATTACCTGCCGTCGCTCCGGTGACTGCCCCGCCAACCACAGTCCACGTTCCACTAGTTTCACTATAGTAGTGATACCCATTAACCTCGTCACAAACGAGTAAGAACTTACCCGCAGAGTTCGTGAACACTACGAAAGAACAATCCCCAGCGTCGCCAGTTTGCGTCCCCCACGTGAGGACCAGTGCCCCAATCACCCCCGTAGCGGAGATGTCATAAATTCCATTCTGGGTCGCACAGAATAACCGATTCTGGGCAGTCGTACTGCCCATGAAGGGCATTATGGTACGAATCTCCTTAGCCGCACCGGGAACCGTCTTGGCGTACTCCCTATGCCCCTTGCGAACTTGCATCCCATAGGTCTGAGGAATAAGGTTGAATGCGTCAACGCAGTCTTCCCCCGGTAGGGTCATCAAGCTATCTTGCGCGTTGATTCCGCCGATGGGGGCGGGGACTAGGTAGGGCTTCGTAAGTTGAGGGGCTGGGGGGCCAAACATGAGGCTACCCGATGACCTGATCTATCGCAGCGCAGTCGCCCCGACGAGGGCTGGGGGCCACGGAAAGCCGCTGCCCCGGCGAACCCTTAGAAACCGCAGCCCTGAAAGCAAGCTCCACCTGCTTAGATATGTCTGTAGTATCAAATCCTTTGGCCCCGAGAAAGCGCATCTTAAGAGTCTTAATCAACAAGGTGGGGTCGTACATCAGTACGTCAGATAGAGCGCCAACGGAATCGCGATAGGAAGCCCCGCCACTGACCTGACACCACTCAGTGGATACATACTCATACGTTAGGGTCGCGTAAGTGCCCGCGCCCGCTGGCGGAGGGGGGTAAACCTCTATCATGTTGCCCTGGAGCCGAAAGCCCACCACGTCCGACGTGGTCGTGGTATTCTGACCCTTAAGAGCCTGCCAATCCTGCGGCGAGTACGGGCCATTGACCGGGGAGAATACTCCCCGGTCCCACATGGTCTGGTCCAAGAATCGATCAAAGGTATCTGGAAGCGCGTACCGCGAAGCTCCGCCGTAAGCGATAGTCACGGTGGCCTCTCGAATTAGCTGCTCCCAAGGATGAAGCGTAAGAAGCTCCCGCCCTACGTTATTAAGCAGCGCCCTAAGCTGTACGAACGCTGGATCCGTAGAAGTGTAGGGGTCTGCTACGGCGGCTAATCCGCTTTCTACAGCCGCTCCATTTAGAATTTCGCTGGCAGTAGAATACCGGGCCACTTACTTCTCCTTACGCAAAACCTTCATATCCGCCACAAGACTCGCCAAGTCACTCTTAAGCTGCGCAATCTCAGCATCGCGGGCGGCAAGTTCTTCCCGCATTTTCTCGGCGGGGGCTTCTTCCTTCAGCTTGGCGAGGTAGGCAATCGCCTTGTTGCGCAGACCCATGAAGCCCATAAACTTCTGCCCGTGGGCATCACTCACGGCGGCAAGCTGCTCAACAGTGTGGACATTAAAGAACTTCAACTCTAGCACCTGACTACGGGAAATCCCCGGCCATTCTTCGAGCGGGAAGCCTTCTGGCTTCTGCTCTTCTTGGCGCTTAAACTGCTCGTACTGCTTGTAGAAACGCCGCTTGTCCATAGGCGACGCGGGGCGTTCCATAACTGAAGAACTATCCCCAGCTACCCGAATTCGAATGTATTCGTAGTCTTTGTAGATAGGCCGACCTTCGGCCTTAGTCGCCGCTTCGTCTCTATCCGTAAGGTAGAAAAACTGAACATAGATTCCTGCATTCGGCTGAGGGTTTGGTTCAAACCCGGCGTCTAGTTCTGCTAGATCACTCATTGTTATATCTCCGGTACGTGTTGAAAAGAGGGGGGGCCGAAGCCCCCCAAAGAGCCGAGGAAATTAAGACGGAACCAGCGTGGTCGACCCTACACCCTCTGTGTAGTTTGGCAGACTGTACGCCCATCCTGCGTCACCACTCGCCAGAGTTACCGACGCCATGAACGGCCCGTTGGTTGCGTCTACTGCGGATGCCCCGGTTGCTGCCGTGATAGCAAACCGAGTAGTGTCCGCCGTATGCGCAGCGCCAGCAAGATAGTAGACGTACTTACGACCGTCAGTGCCGAACACCGTAGTTCCGTAGGCGAAGGCAGGAGGAACGCCCGCTGCGAGTTGCGCAGCGGTTACCTTATTGCCCGAACCTTCCAAGTCAGCCCCAATAAGAGGGACAGTAGATTTAACACCCATGATTTAATACCTCCTTAGGTGAGACCAACGCGGCCCTGGAACTGAAGACCAGAGCACGTCATATTGCCAGCCCAAGCCAGAATCTGCACTTCAGCATCTTGGTTGACGCTGTAACGCTTATTCGGGGACAGAGGCACCATATTCCGCTGCGCGTGCGGGCGATAGAACAGGTAGTTAGTGTTCAGGAAGTACATCGTAGAGATGTAAGTACCGTCATTTTCTACGTCGCCAGCGTAGCCGCCGATACCGCCATCCAGAACAACGTCAGCGTCCATGAACTTCAGTGAAGGAAAGCCGAGGCCAGCTTGATCAGTAGACGTAAACCGCTGGATAGCCTGGAGACCGCCGATGTAGACACTCCAGAAGCCGTTATCGGTTATGATAAGGTCTGGACGATCCGAACCACGCACAAGGTTCGCCCAGCACGCATTCATAGCCGCTGACAGACCCGCGTAGTCGTTGGTCGCAGCTTTCGAGTAGTACTGCCGCCAGAAAGGCCAAGTAGACCGGTTGATTGCCCCGTAAGTGGTATTCGTCTGAATACGACCTGACGACGTACCTGCCGTCAGAGCTTCGCCAAGACCGTTGATGGACTTGGCACCGCCGATACCCGAAGAAGCGTCCGAGTACAGACCGGCGCTGATGTAGTTCGACATCGTAGCTTCCGCTACTTCCAGACGAGCTTCCATCAGGTCAATCATCTTTTCCTTGCCAGCGTTCTGAAGCTGCTCAAGGCCCGAAATGACGACCGGAACAGCAAGCTGCTTGATGGTAAACTCTGCAGCCGAGATGACATCCTGCGCGGCGACCGGCAGTACATCATAACC